GATAAAAGAAGACCAAAAACAGGTGCTTTTAATGTATATGGTTTAATAACAGATCTTAAAAAACTAAATCTCTTTAAGAATAAACATATACCAGATATATATATAAACTCATCTATTAACCAACGTATAGATCTGATAAAAGGATTAATGGATTCTGATGGTTATTGTAAAAGAAAAAATGGAGCATGTGAATTTTATCAAAAGGATAGAGATATAGCTAATAGGTTTAGAGAAATACTATCTTCTCTAGGTATAAAATCAAGAATGAGATATAGTAATTATTGGTATAAAAAAAGAGGTGAAAAATATTACTGTATATCATTTTCAACAGATATATTTTTTGTATTTGGTCTAGAAAGAAAAAAATTACAACAATCATATTGTAATGGTCATCAAAAGAATAGACGAATATATATTAAAAGTATTACTAAAGTAGATTCTGTTCCAGTAAAATGCATACAGGTTGATAATGAAGAAAGTCTTTTTCTTTGTGGTGAAACAATGATACCAACACATAATACTACTTCCGTTGCAGCATATGTATTGTGGTATTCTATATTTCACGAAGATAAAACCATTGGTATCGTTTCTAATAAAGAATCATCGGCTAAAATGATTCTTGGAAGATTAAAAAGAATGTATGAATGCTTGCCAGTATATTTGAAACCAGGTGTTCATGAGTATAGTAAAACATTTATAACATTTGATAATCATACACGAATTTTGATTTCAGCAACATCACCAGATGCTTTTCGTGGTGAGTCATTGAACCTTTTATGTACTGATGAGTTTGCATTCGTTCCTAATAACATAGCTGAAGAGTTCTGGGCTGCTAATTATCCAACAATCTCAGCATCCACAGAAGCGAAAATTATTATGATCAGTACACCAAATGGACTTTTCAATATATTTCATAGAATATACTCACAAGCTGAAGTTGATATGAATTCATTTATCTCAACAAAGATTACATGGACACAGGTTCCAGGAAGAACAGAAGAGTGGGCTAAAGAACAAATACAGAATCTTGGAATGACTCAATTCAATCAAGAGTTCAATGTTCAATTTATTGGTTCTACTCATACAGTTTTAAACACAGAAACAATAGAGACACTTTTAACAGTATGGACTGAACCAAATTTTAATGATTTGAATGATAGATTTAGATTATGGGAAAAACCAGAAGAAGGCAACACATATGTACTGGGTGTTGATTCTGGTAAAGGTACAGGAGAAAACTGGTCAACAATACAGGTTTTAAAATTAAAGAGTATTAATCCTGTTGCTATGGAACAGGTTGCTGTTTTTGAAGATAACCTAACAGATGTATATGAGTTCGCAGATATAGTTGATCGTGTTTCTTTATATTATAATAATGCACATATAATGGTTGAGAATAATGGAGAAGGTGCGCCAGTTGTTCAAAGACTTTGGTGGGATTTGGAAAATGAAAATCTTGTAAACACAGGATCTAAAGCAACTGGGCTTGGAATACGGGCTACAAGAAATTCAAAACCAAAAGCTGTTTTGTTGATGAAAAAACTCATAGAAGATGGGAGTGTTAAATTTAGTGATAAAAACACTATAGAACAATTGAGTACATTTATTGAAGAGAATAATAAGTTCTTTGGTAAAGATAAAGCAGATGATCTAGTGTCTGCTTTATATTGGGCTATATATATATTTGAAATGGATGTGTTGGATGAGTCTATGGGTTTTATAAGTAAAAAATCTGACGATGATGATATGTGGGGAATATTATCAGATGTAGAAAGAATTGAAGAAGATTGGAGTTGGTTGAATAATTCTGATGTTTATTCATAAATAATATAATAGAGTGGGAAAATAAAATGGCTATAACAAAAATAGATTTCGCAGCAAAAATTAGAAGACGCCTTGGACACCCAATGGTCAAAATAGAACTCGATGATACCCAAATATCAGATGCTATAGATTATGCAAAAGATAAATTTGTAAAATGGGCTGTAGGTCAATCTAGAGTTGAAACATTTTTTACAATGGCATTATCGGCTAGTCAAACTGTTTATGCATTACCAGTTGGAGTAACTGAGGTGATTGAATATACTGATTCTGGTGGTGGTGCTTCTGGTGGGATAAATACATTGTTTACTATAGATAATTATTTATATAATCACGGTATGTATGAGGCATTATATCATACAGGTATGAGTGGTGGATATACAATGATATCATATCACATTGCCAGAGATTTTCTAGAAACAGTTACAAGATATACTCCAACAAAATATAATTGGAGATATCATAGATTTACAAATGAGTTAGAAATACAACCTGCTCCACCGACTGGAAATGCTTTAACTATAACACAAGATGGTAATGAGTTTACTATTGACTCTCCTGGGTTTGTATTATTGAGAGCATATATGATGGAAGGATCAACGCATAATAGTGGTTGGGATAGTGGTGATACAGATATGAATTTTTACACAAGTGATTGGATTTTTGATTATGCTCTCGCAGAGTGTAAAATTATGTTAGGGAGAATAAGAAGTAAATTTGCTAATTTTGCATCTCTCGGAAATACAGGAATATCAATGGATGGAGATGCTCTACTTTCAGAGGGACAGCAAGAAAAAGAGAAATTAGAAGAGACACTTAGACTAGAAGAGACATGGATAGGATTAGACATAAGCATTGGTTGAGGATAAAAAATGAAAATATGTTATGATAATTTAGAAAATATAAGACTTACTAAATATGGTAATTTTAAGGATGTCAAAAATCAAGCTTATGTATATGTAGAAAAATGTGAAAATTGTGGTGAGCCATTTTTAATACGATATGGTTGTAAAGGAATATATTGTAGTAATAAATGTTCTAATGATGGTAAACATCATCCTAATTATGGTAAACATCGGTCAGAAGAAACCATAGAAAAAATAAAACAATCTAATTTGGGTAAAAAACGATCAAAAGAAACAAAAAAGAAACTGAGTAAGGTAGCAAATGAGAGAAAGTTTTCTGAAGAGACAAGAAAGAAAATGAGTAAATCAAAGAAAGGTGAAAATCATCCATCATGGAAAGGTGGTATTGTATCAAAAAATCTACCAGATTATGATACATATGCTCATCAAATTGATTGGTGTGAAGAAGTTAGAAGAAATAAAGTTGATAAAAACATACTAGAAGTTAAATGTGCATATTGTGGTAAATGGTATATTCCAACTATGCTTAATGTTAATGCTAGATCACAACATTTAAAGAATAATTATGTTGGTGAGCGTAGATTTTATTGTTCTAAAGAATGTAAAAAAGAATGTCCAATATTCTGGCAACAATTATATCCTAAAGATTTCAAAATAGCAACTTCTAGAGAAGTTCAACCAGAATTGAGACAAATGGTTCTAGCGCGAGATAACTATGAATGTCAAAAGTGTGGTTCAACAAAGTCACTTCATTGCCATCACTTAGAAGGTATACGATGGGAACCTTTAGAAAGTGCTGATATAGACAAATGTATAACTTATTGTAAGAATTGTCATAAAGAAGTACATAATCAACCTGATTGTGGATATAATGATATGAAGTGTGCAGCATAAATAATAAAATGTAAGAGGAGTTAATATGTTAAAGAACGTAAGTAAGAGTCTTTATAAGTTAAATAAAATGTTGGAACAAGAAGTAAAGACTTTATCAAGTAATAAAGATATTTCCAAAAAAGATCCAAAATCATTATTGATGAGTGTTTTATTTCATGATGATCACATACATCACATTATACCAGGTGATGAAGAAGATAAAGAAAAAATTCTTCAAGCCATATATGATAGGTATAATGAACTAATCAAATCAAAAGAGGAGACAAGACAAACTCCTTCAATTCAAATAGTAAGACCAGATAAACCAAATCGAACACCAGACAATCCAAGAAAAATAGTATTTGGCCATCATCGTGCATTAGGTGATGGTTTAATGTTTACATCAGGTATAAGAGACTTTAAACTTTTATTTCCAGATATACTTATTAATGTTGATAGTAATCAAAAAATGTTATGGGAGAACAATCCTTATATAGATACATCATTAAAGAAAGATGATGAGGATGTTGAGTATTATAAGGTTGGTTATCCTATGATTGGTAATATAAATAATTCCAATATGCATTTTACATCAATGTTTCTTTTTGATATGATTGCTATTGCTGACTTTCATGAACCATTACCTTTGAGTATAGGTGAGTTTACAGCGATATTTGCTAATGGTAGAATTGGTGATCCAGCACTTGGTGATACTAAAAAGAATGCAGAAAATGCTAGAGAGCCATTTATATCATTTCGTGAAAAGTATCACCAAATATGTAAAGAATTTTCTAGACAGCGTGGTGATATTCATCTTACTGATAAAGAAAAAGAGTATAATCTAATAAAAGATATATATGGTATTGAAAAGTATTGGGTAATAGGGCCAGGTGGTAAAAGAGATTGTACTTGTAAAATATGGGATTGGAGAAACTTTCAAGAAGTCATAGATTATTTTGAGGGTAAGATAAAGTTTGTTGTTATTGGTAGAAGTGATCATCTAATAGAGAAACTTAACAATGTTATTGACTTAACAGATAAATTCAATAAAGATGTAAGAGCACTTGTTCCACTTATTTATCATTCTGAGGGATGTGTAAGTGGACCAAGTTTTTTGATGCATCTCGCAGCTGCAATGCCTCCAAAATACAGGAAAGCTCGTAAACCCTGTGTTGCTATATTTGGTGGTAGAGAACCTAATATGTGGAGTGGTTATACAAATCATCAAATACTTCATTCTAATGGAATATATTCTTGCTGTGATGCTGGTGGTTGTTGGAAAGCAAGAGTAACACCGCTTCAAAAAGATCCAAAGCATAATAAAAATCTTTGTTCACATCCTGTTAAAGTAGATGATAAAGGTATTGCTGAATGTATGGATAATATAACAGTACAGGATGTTATCAGGGCAATTGAAAAATATTATGATGGTGATATCTATAAGTATGAAAATCAAGGAACTACAACAACATATACTCCAGTAGTAAAAGATATATCAACTCCATCAATTATAACTCATAGTGAGAAAGAAATCAATCTTGTAGGAAATCTTAATTCCAAAGGTGGTGGAGAGCAAAGTTTTGCAATGATAGCTACATTACTGAGAAAATCTGGATGGAAAGTTAATCTATATCCGTGGAGTAGTGTTCATGAAAATTATAAAGATATAGAGGTAGAACCATATTCATATAAAGATGGCACTATGCTTGAGAATATGAAAGAAGGATTGCCTCTATTATTTTATGCTAATGATTGTGTATGGGATTTTGCTAAAACAGCTGAACCAGTTGTGAGTAAAAGTTCGTCCGTGATGATAGGAATAAACTTTGCTAATGGTTCTTTGACTAAATGTAATTGGCTTTCTAAATCTGGTAAACTTCGTGCTGTTATATTTCAAAATACTGAAAAAAAAGATGAATGGATAAGGGATGCAATAGGATTTGATAGTACTCAACTTATTGTAATGTTTGGTGCTATTAATCTTGATAAGTTTCTCGATGTCGCTCCACAGAAAAGAGAAGATAAACAAGATTTGATGATAATAAAAACATGCCTTCCTGATTATAGAAAATATGTAACGATGGAAACAGAGGGTGGTGGAGACAAACAACATATTTGGCAGCATAATATAATAAAAGAAAATGATATCAAATTTTATACTCGTTTATTGAAAGATACTAAGAAAACTAAATTCGCGTTTATGGTTGCTCATAAAGAATTAGTAGAAGCATTCAAAAAAGAAAAGAGAATGATTTTTTATAAGTGGAATGAAATGGATGTAGGAGATTTCTTAAAACAAGGGCATATATTTCTTTATAGAACATCTAATCATTGGAGAGATCAGTATCCAAGAGTAATGGCAGAAGCACTTGCTGCTGGGATTCCATGTTTAGGAGAACCTAGAGATGGAACAAAAGATAGAATAGTTCCTGGAGATACTGGATTTCATTGTGTTGATTATGATGGATTTCTTTATGCGATAAAACTATTACAACGTAAAGAGAATTATAGGCATAAAATGGGTATGTATGCAAAAGAATGGGCAAAGAAAAATCTTAATCCAAAAAAATGGATAGAAGTTATAGAACAGTTAGTATTATAGTGGAGGTAATGATATATGAATACAGGTGTTATATATATTGCAGTAAATAAAAGAAAAGATACTGGTGATGGTGGAACAATAAGAAGTCAATATAATCCAGCAGTTATATCAGCCAAGAGTGTTAAAAAACATGTTCCAAATTTGGATATTACACTTTTTACAAATTTGGATGTTGAAGTAGATGATGTATTTGATAATGTTATAAAGGTTGATAAACATGAATCACATCATATGATATGGCAGAAGAAATGGGAGTATTTATCTACAACACCATATGATATAACTTTACATTTGGATGCTGATACATATGCTTGTGATGATTTCTCAGAAGTGTTTACATTGATGGATCGTTTTGATTTAGCAATTCCAATGTCTCCACACTATTATTCCAGAAAAATAGGTGGTGTGCCAAAATCATATACAGAGTTAGCAGGTGGAATGTTTGTATGGAAGAACAATGATAAGATGAAAAAACTTATAAATGATATGATAGAGGCATTGAAAGATAGAAGAAGATACTATACAGATGAACCATATTTAAGAAAGTTGTTATATGAAAGTGATATTAGATATTC